GGCGCTGCCGGGGATTTTGTCGTCGTGCGTGCCATCTTTGAGCCTCCTACGGCCAGGGATAGGCGATGCCCCACCACAGACGGCCGGGGTAGGCCTTGGGATCGAGGAAGGGCGTGCGGTAGCGGAAGGTCCGGTGGACTGCGGTCGCCTGCCAGAAGGCGAGCCCGTATTTGGTCTGGGCAAACCACGCGGCGCTGCCCGGCAGCGCGTCGAGGCCGGTATAGCTGACGCTGACCGGGCCGACCGCCTTGCTGCCTGGACGCCCCACCGCCTGACCGCCGCCGATGCTGCCGTCGACCCCCGGCAGCGGGCCGCTGATATAGGCCAGATGCGCCGTCATCATGTAGAGCAGGCGCTCGCGCTCGCCACCCACCGAGGCATCGCACACCGGGCTGCACGGCGTGTTGTCGAGGTAGATCGTCGCGTCGTAGAAATATTCCTGCGCCGTCGCCGCAGCGACCGGGGCAAATTCCGGGTAGCGCGCCGCCCAGCGGACGGGATCAAAGACGACGACGCCCTCGGGGACCGGCGGTACCGGGACGAGCGGCGCGCAGCCGTCGCAAGCGGGGTTGCCGCACCAGCAGTCGCTCATTCGTCCCTCCGGTCGGCGGGCTGGATGCCGCGCGGCAGGTTCTGCGGGTCGAGCTGCTCCATGCCCGATTTGAGGCTCGCCCGGTTCCGCGCCTCGCTCGCCGCATCCTCATGCTTCTCAAAGGCAAAGATCAGCCCCGCCCGCACCGCCGCGTGGTTGCGGTTCTGCTCCATCCAGAGGTCGAAGAACTCCTTGTCGACACCGGGCGTCAGCGCAAAGCCATCCTCGATCGCCCAGCGCGGCACCACCCCGAACGGCACCGCATTGCCGCGCACCCGCACCATCTCGGGCCGGGCAGCGGCAACCTTCACATCGCGGATGCCGCCGCCCAGCACCGGCTCGGAGCGGGTCTCCCAATCGAACACCCGTAAGAGGAGGCCGTGCGGCAATTTGCAGGCGACCGTGACCTTGGCGCCGGCATGGCCCGGCTGGGGGCCGTGCTCGCCCCGCATCTCGCCCGGTGCCGGTGGGGGTGGTGGTTGGGGACGGAACTGCCCGCCCGGCGCGCGCGATAGAGGCTGCTCGGCCATTTCACACTCCGAGCATCGAGGCGATCGCGACCGGCATCCGGATGACCGCGCCCCAGGTGCCGCCGGTCAGCTTCTGGCGGAAAGAACTCATCGCCCGCACGATCGGGTGCGAGCGCATCTTCTCGTTAAAGGCGCAGTAGCCGGTGTCCTGGCCCTCCATCGTATCGGCGATCAACTGGACGAGGTTGCCGCCGACGATGCCCTGCGGGTTTGACGCGCTCTGCACGCCGTACTGCACCGCGGTGACGATCCGCAGGTTGGGGAACTCGTCGCTGAGCATCTTCCGGGTGACGAGGCCATAGGTGTTGACAAACCCCAGCGCCACGGCCATCGACGGCGACATCGCCAGGACCATCGGCGTCGTGGCGTCGACGAGGCCGCCGGTCTGGGTCACCAGCTTCTCGAAGATCGCCAGGATGTCGGCGTAGACCTCGGTGGAGATCGCGTTGGGCGCGCCGCCGGCCTGGAACCACGTGACGCCGCCCGCTGCCTTGGTCCCCGGTGTCAGCGAAGCGCCGAGGTTCGGGTCGTTGACCAGCCCGTAATTCTGGAGCCCCTGGACGCCAAAGAAGTAGGTCAGGTTGGCGAAGCGGTTGAGGATCGTCGCGGCGGCGGTGTCGATCTCGCTGACCCAGTTGATCCGCGCCAGCCCGGCGCGCTCCATCTCGCGCTCGCCGTATTCCTTGATCGTCTGGAAGAGGTACGACTGGCGTTGCGGCCAGTTGGTGTTGACCCCGGTGTGGCCGCTGTCGGCGTAGTCGCCGTAGCTCGACACCTCACCGACATGCTCGACCACCGGGAACATCGCGGTTTCGTCGAGCCACGAGCCCTTGCGGACCTCGCCCAGGACCTCTGCTGCCTTGGTCGGGGCAAAGAGGATCTTGAACACCGCCGGATCAATCAGCGTCGTCAGCATGTAGGGGACGGCGCTGTTGGGGTCGGTGGTAAGTGTCGGCTGCGCGTCCATCGCCAGCCGGTAATCGCGCTTGGCGGCGTCTGTCGCGTAACCGCGCGGCTCGACGCTGGGGTGAAAGCTGGCGCCAAGCAGTTCGTGGTGCGGCCGGTCGGCTGCCCACTGCGACCGTGCTTCGTTGAGGTTCATCGGGAAGTCTCCAATAAAAAACCCCGCCGAAAAGCGGGGTCGCGTGGGGAAGAAAGAAGGGCCCTAGCCCAGCGGGGTGTCGCCGATCTTGACCTTCTCGCCGACCGCTCCGACCGAGCGGGCAAACCATTTGGTCTCTACCGAGCCGGTGACGGTGGCCCCGGCGGCGGCAAAGTTGACGCTGCCGTCGGTGGTCGAGGCAAAAGCCTTCTGGCCGAGCGTGTTGGCGCCGGAGCCGTTGTTCCTGACCCAGAAATCGCCGCTCTCGAAGAGCGTCACCGGGAACCCGACCGGCACCGTCATCGAGGCGTCGCCGAGGAAATTGGTGATGAGGCCCTGCTGCTCGCGGTGGACAAACCCGGCGACCGGGCCCGAGCCGGTGTTGCTCGCCTGCATCGGCGCCCCGTCGGCGTCGAGGGGCGACGCCAGGAGCCACGCAAAGCGCCCGACGGTGACACCGCTTGGCGCGGCGACGAGGCCGCCCGGCCCGGCCATGACCGTGTAACGCGGGTTGGTGCTGGCGAAATCACCCTCTACGGCCGGGGTCGGCTGGGTGTTGACGGCTGTCTGCATACCTCCTGGCATGGCAAGTCCTCCAATAAAACACCCCACCGGGATGGTGGGATGTTGCGGGTGGGGTGAGCGGGACGGCGGGCTAGATCACCCTGATCTTGTCGGCGCCGGGGAAGCGTTCGGCAAAGCTCGACGCGGCAGCGGCGTCCATCGCCACCGCCCGCTCGCGCGGCCTGGTTGCCGAGGGTTTCTCCTGCAACGAGAGGATCGTTGCAAAGGCCGACGGGTGAACCGTCGCGACATCGACGCCCAAGGCGGTGAGCGCGGTGCGGTAGACCGCCTCGGCGCTGTCGCAGGCGATTGCCAGATCGCCGACATAGGGGCGCACCGCCCGCTCGGCATCACGGATTTCGCTCTGGGTGCGCGCCGCCCTGGCGAGCGCGGCGGTGACCGCCGCCCCGACCGTCTGCTTCACCTGCGCCGGGGTCATCGCCTGATCTCCGGTGACGTTGCGGAAACCGTTGCCGTCGGTTGCCTTCTTCTTGTCGTCGTCATCGTCCTCCTTGTCCTCCTCGGCGTCCTTGGCCGGCTTGGCGTCCTTCGCGGGCTTCGCCGCGTCCCTCGCCGCCTTGGCGGCGCTGTCGGCGGCGGCGTCATCCGCCTCGCGTTTCTCGCGCTCCTCGTCGGTCTCGTCGCGGCCGAGCCGGCGCACCGCGTCGGCGGCGCGGCAGTCGGCGCGGATGCGCGCCTCCCGCTCTTCCTCCTCGTCCATCGTGCCGCCCACCGGGACCGCGCTCGACGCGGCTGTCTCCATCTGATCGGTCGACGGCTCCTCCGGGGTGCCGAGGATGGTCTCGATCAGCGGCAGGATTTCGTCGATGTTGGCATCCTGCGCCAACAGCTTGCCGTTCTTGAGCTTGACCCCGCCCAGCACACGCTTGAACCCGGCCAGCATGGCCGGCGTAAACTTCGGCATAGCGTCCTCCTCTGATTCGCCGCCGATGCGGCCCTGCAAACCCTCTGCGCTGTCGCCAACCACCACGTCGGGCCCTGCCCTCCCCTTCTTGACCAAGGCCAAGTGGTTCCCCTCCAGATCGCGCATGATCCCGTCGTAGCGCTGCCCCTCGTAGGTGCCCGGCGTCATGTCCGCGGTGTAGCGGTAGGCGCAGCTCAATTCCTTCATGTCGCCGCTCTCGATTGCCTCGACCGCCGGCTTCGCCCAGAAGACGAGGCTGTTCTTCAAGTAAGGCGGGTCCCACTCGGCGTCGGTGCCGAGCGAGCCGATCGTCAGGTCGGCGCGGTGGGAATCCGCCGTGTCGGTCGAGACCGGGACGTGCTGCGAGAGGATCTGGAGGTTGTTGAAGCTCTTGATCGTCTCGGGCTTGGACAATTCGTCCGGGTGGCGCAGCAGCATGTAGACGCGGTTCGGGTCGAGGCCGAGCGCCTGCCAATTGGGGATCTCCTCCCCCGGATAGGGGTTGACCGCCGCCTTCGAGATATTCGAGGTCTCCAGATGCAGCCGGCCATCGGCGTCCTTCGAGCGCAGCGAGCGGTCGAACGCCATCGCGTCATCGTTGGCGCCAAGCGCCTCCGGCTTCTCCGGGAGCGCGGCGTCCGCCTCGTCTCCTGCCTTTTTGATGCCGGCTTTGGTGATGGCGCGGCGAACCGCGTTCTCCGGCCATACCGGGTCTGCCTCGGTTTTTGAGGTGTTTGGCCCGGTTTGCACGGTTGCCAGATGACTGCCGGTGCCGCGACCGATCCCGCCGGTGCTGGTCCTAAGCGTCGCGCCGGATGGATGGCTCCAGGTATGACCGCCCTTCTCGTTTGTCCCCTCGTATTTGAAGCCGTGCTGGCTGGCGACCTTGTGGGCCCGCTCGAATTGCTTTGGAGGCCCGGAACTACCACCGGCCCCGCCGCCTCCGGATGTGAACTGCCCGGTGTGCGGGTCGTGCTTGGTCTCGTCATCCTCAGCGCTGTGCTCGCTCTCTCCCTCCTCTTCCGCGACCCACTGCATGAGCCCGCGCAGGAAGGTCCGCACACCCGCGAGAAACGGCCCGCCCTGGTCCGAGACCTTGCCGACAAATTCCTCGCCGACCTCCTTGGGGATGCCGAGCATGCTGTGGCCGCTGGCGGCGGCGAACATCTTGCGCTGGGCCTCGGAGACCGGCGGGTCGGTGGCGATAGCCATATGGCCTCCTGCGTTGCTACGATGGTTGACGCAACGCGCTCCCCCGGCGGCTGCAACAACGGACCAACCGACTGCAACAGTTACGAGGGGAGTTGCCGTGTTTAATCTCGGAGAGGCGGCGCGGATGACCGGCCGCAACCGCGCAACAATCTACCGCGACATCAAAAACGGTAAGCTATCAGCCAACCGCACCGAGAAGGGCGGGTGGGAGATCGACCCGACCGAGCTGAACCGGGTCTACCCGCATCCGGTTGCCGGAAACCGTGCGGACAACGCGTCAAACAACAAAAGTCGCATCGATGAAACCGCTGTTTCCCGTGAAACATTCGAACAGATGCAACGGCAGTTGCAGGACAGCCAAGAGACGATTCGCGACCTTCGCCAGCGCCTCGACCGTGAAGCGGATGAGCGGCGCGAGGCTCAGGCTAAGCTGACGGCGATGCTGACCGGGCCGCCGAAGCCGTGGTGGCGGCGGGTGCTGGGGGGCTAGGCGGCGTCTCGGCGTGCGGCATCACCGCCGCCGGGATGACCACCAGCTCCTCGTCCGGCGGCCGCTCGGTGACGGCAAAGGTCAGTGTGTTGCTCTCGCCGCCGCCGCCAGCGGTCTCCGAAGTTGGGTTGATGACCGTGACCGGGATCGCCGGGTCGACCCCGGTAAATATCTCGCGGGTGATCCACAGCGACAGCGCGTTCGGGCTCTCGTACTTGGTGGTCTCCTCAAGGGTGGCGGCGAAGCGGATTTCCGATTCCGGGACAAAACCCGAGCCGGTGACCCGCAACAGCACCTGCGGGTCGCCCGGCGCCCCGGCCGCCATCGAGGTGGGGTCGAGCGCTTCAAGCACCGGCACCGGCACCGGTGCCGCCTCGGCATAGAGGCTCGCCGAATACCCCGGATTGACGGTCGCCCCGAGAAGCTGCTTGGCGGTGTCAAAATCGGCGGCGCTGAGCTTTTCCTCCAAGAGCGCCAAGAGCTGGTCGAGCCGCGACAGGGTGACGCCTTGCTGGTTGAGGAAGGCGGCGTGGAGATCGGACATCTGGGGTCTCCCTTTGGGATAGGGCGCTGGGCTCGTCTGGGGGCCGTCTAGGGGCCTTGAGGCGTTTTCCTGTGGGTTGGTAGGGCAGGGGGCTTTCCCCCTCTCCTGGGGCTTCCCAGGGGCTTTTCTGCGCGCGCATTTTCCGAATGGCTCAGCGGCGAGGGCCAGCGCGCGTTGGCCGCGTCATAGGCCGCCTGCCGTCTGGCCTCGTCTTCCGGCGTCGGTTGCCTCATTCGAAGACCGCTCCCGTGGTGATGCCCCGGTCGCGCAGCGCCTGGAGGAAGGCCGGGTTGCGCTGGATCGGCCCCTCCTGCGGCGTCTCGCCGGCCAGCACCGGCTCCGGATAGCAGCGGCAATTGTAAATTGCCCCGGCATGGGCTCTCACCGGTGCCTGCCCGTCGTCAGTGGCGATCGGTGGCTGGGTCCAGAGAATAAAATTCCCGTTGAGCTCGCGGTGCCGGGGCCGCGTCACCCTGTCCATCACCGCGCGCCAGATGTAGCCGGGCGAGCCGATGCTCTCGGCGCGCACCTGGGTCAAGGTCGTCGCCGCGCGGCCGGTCTCGGTGCGGGCGATCGTGTTGGCCCGGCTGCGGCTGACCTCGCCGGTCTCCATGATCGACCGGGCGATGGTCTCCCAGCGCGTGCCGAGCGACAGCCCCTCGGTCGCTTGCTTGTGGACGTGCTGCGCCGCATCGAGCGGCAGCGAGGTGATCAGGTGAACCTGCTCGTCGAGCAGCCGCTGCATTGTCGCTCCCGTGGGGGTGGTCTCGATCAGGTGCCGGATCTCGACACCCATCTCACGGGCCCTGGCGAAATAGGCGTTGGCGTCCTTCCTCGCGACCTCCTCGATCATCCGGGTGGCGACGGCGCGTGCCCACGGGTCGAGCAGCGCCGCGTACTGCCGCAACAGATCCTCGACCCGGCGCCACGATTCCGGGCTGTCGTCGACGATCCCGCGCAGCATGTCCTCGATGTGCCGCACGATCCGCTGAAGGTGGCGGCGGTACTCGTTCTCCGCCCGGCGCGCGTTGGCGAAGGGGCTCGGCCGGCGGCTACGGGCCATTGGGCCGGCGGATCAGCCGGTCGGTGTACCTGTCGGGCGCTCGCCCGCCGTTGGCGCTGCCTGCCGGCGAGGCGCTGCTTGCCGGCGAGGCGGGGCGGCCGGGCAGGGCGCCCTCGCCGATCCGCGCCTCGCTGCCGGAGAACGGCGTCGTGGCCTCGGTCGGCGGCAACGGCGGTTCCGGCAACTGGTCGGGCGGCAGGTCGATCGCGGCGTAGGGGCCCTCTGGGTCGGCCGACAGGACCTCGCGGATTTCCAGGTTGCTGACCGTGCCCATCTGCTCGTAGACGGCATGGGTATCGGCCTTGGTCTTCTGCACCGCCGCCATCCCGGCGTCGTCGAGCTGCCACAGGGGCCGGAAGACAAAGGTCAGGTCGGGGTCGATGCGGCCGAACTCGCTGAGCTGGATGAAATCTAGAACCCGCTCAAGATTCTTGCGGAACAGCAGCTCCTGCATCGCCGCGACCCAATCGTAGAACGAGCGGATCTCCCCCTCGCTGGAGGCGTTGAGCCCGGTCGGCGTCAAGCCGGTGTACTTGATCAGCGGCAGCCCGGAGACCGAGCAGATCTGCTCCTGGGCCTGCGCCTGGAGATCGGAAAGCCCTCCTAAAGGCGTGCTAACGTTGAAAAATTCCTCGGTTTCCTTGTCGAGCAGCATAAGCCCGCGCATGTCGCGCATCCGGTTGTAGAAGTCCGCCCGGTTGAAGAGCTTGTGCTCGCCGTCGCGCTGCAAGGTGACGGCCATGTTGGTCTTGACCCCCGAGGTCGAGAACGAGTGGATGAGGGCACTCACCGCATCGCGGGTGCGCAGCCAGTTGTCGATGTAGGGCTTTGCCATCTGCGACATCGAGAGCCCGCCAAAGGCGTAAACCGGCTTCAGGATGTCTGGGAGCTCGCGGCCGACAAACATCAGGAGCCGGCTCTGGTGGATCTCCTTGCCCATGACAAACCACGTCTCGGGCTTGTACCAGTTGGCCGAGAGCGGGTCGGTCGAGTTGTAGTTGTTGGGGTAGCACCACACCGCCTCGACCGGGCGCAGCGCCTTCAAGCCGCCCTTGGCGATCTTGGCGAGGCTCATCCGGTCGCGGCCGTCGCCGATCGAGGTCTTGAGCTCTTCGGGGTCGTCGGTGGTGCCGAGGTCGATATAGAGGTGCCCGCGCCCGAAAAACCCGTCCTGCTCGGCGATCCGGCGGAAAACGTCTCGAACCTCCAGCCGGTCCATCGCGTCCTCCAGCTGGGCCAGCTCGTCGCTCTTGTCCTCCTCGCCGTCGTTGCGTAATTCGATCCACTCGCGCGTCATCTCCGTCGACATGATCTCGGAGAGCCGGCGGTATTCGGGGCGCTGCGCCAGCGCCGCCAGATACGGGTAGCCGAGAAAGGTCAGCCCCTCCTCGTAGGCGTAGATGAGGCCGGTCTGCGCCCACTCGCTGTTGGCGTCGATCTGGCTGTCCATCGCCAGCGACGGCGTGCTGCCCTCGGGCACCACGCCCGGCGCCGGCTTGGGGATCGCCATGATGTCGGCGGGGTTGGTGCGCCGCCGACGCCCGGCCTCGGCGACCGCGCCGTCCGAGATCGTCAGCTCCGGCGCGGTCTCGCCGGGGGCGTTGTCGTTGTCGCTCATCTCACCAGCGCCGGCGCCGTGGGGTGAAGGCCTTCAGCATCTCGTCGGTGATCTCGACCGGCGGCGGCACCGGCTCGACCAGGAGCTCGGAGAGCGCCCAGACGAGCGCATCGACCCGGTCGGGACTGCCGTCGCGGGAGCGGTCGTAGTCGATCACGAAGGAGCACATCTGATCTTCGAGCTGCGGGAACATGCCGACATGGTGAACCCTCCCTTGCTCGTAGAGCGCCGAGACCGGCTCAGCGCGCACCACCTTGCCGCGGCTGGCGTGGACCGCGCGGAAGGGGACGTTCGGCTCGATCATGCGGATGGTGTGCTCGACCATCTCGCCGCCATTGTTGATCTCGGCGACGATCCGGTCGGCCCGCCGCTCGGTGCACTCGGTGATCGCCGCCCTAGCCCACTCGTGCGGCTGGTAGTGGCCGGAGACATCGGAGAGGACATAGCCGTGGCCCTGGAAATCCTTGGCGGCGACGATGATTCCCGTTTCGTCGGCGTCCTCGCCCGAGGTCATCGCCGGGTCGATCGCGACGACGATGCGGGCCATGTCGGGCAGCGCCGCGCCAAAGGGCAGCCGGTGGGTCTCGATCAGGTCCTGCGACCACAGCGCCCCCGGCACGTCGTCGAGCACCTCGGCGTAGATCTCCTGGCGCCCGAGACGGGTCCCCTCGTAGCGCTGGATGATCTTCGAGATGTAGGTCGGTGCCAGATGCCGCCGGTTGGCGTAGCTGGAGCTGCGCGAGACGCGGGTGAGGGGGTCTTTCAAGAGTTCGCGCACCAGCTTGATCGGGCGCGGCGTCGTCGTCACCAGGGTGCGCGGTGCCTTGCCGAGCCGCATCCCGAACTGGAGGTTGGACCAGCAATCGTCGGGGTACTGCCACGCCGCCATTTCATCACACCAAGCTGCGTGATGTTGGGGCCCGCGTAGCCGGTCGGGGCGCTGCGCCGAGTAGATATAGGCCGCCGCACCGTTGTTCCAGATGATGCGGCGGTTGCCGGGCTCGTATTTCGGGTAGTCGCCGGGTGGCGCCGAGGCCAGTATCCCCGCCGGCCCCTCGACCATGACATCGCGGATGTCGTCCCAGGTCGAGCCGACCAGCGCGATCAGCGGGTGGGTGTCCTTGATCTTGCGCACCCACTCGGCCCCGGCGCGGGTCTTGCCCGAGCCGCGCCCGGCCATCATCATCCAATAGACCCAGTCGGTGTCGGTGGGCGCGACTTGTGAGGGCCGCGCCCAATAGTCCCAATCCCAGCGCAGCCCCTCGATCTGCCTAGTGGAGAGTTTCCGGATTAGGCGGAGCCTCTCCTCTCGGGGCAGCAGGGCCATTCGATCCGCCGGGCTGAGGTCCGTGTCGAGACTCCATCCCGTCAAGCTCGTCGATGAGCCATTGCCTTGCATTGGTCACCACCACGGGCGCGCTGGCGACCCCGACGATCTCGGTGCGGCGAGTGTACCCACGCTGCCTTCCCTTCATTTCGAGATAGAACTTGACGGCCCATTCGGCGCCCTGGTTGAGCGCTGAGAGGAGCTTGGTCTCGGCGAGATCGAGGTTGACCTCGACGGCTTGCTGCACTGCTTCCTTGAGGCTCGGGTGGCGGTCGAGGTATTTGCGCACCGTCGAGTGACTGCACTGGCGGCCGGTCTTTAGCTTCAGCCGCTCCGCCGCTGCCGCGCAAATCCCGGCACACTCCAGAAGCGCCTCCTCGACTTCCTTGACGGTGAACCGCTCCTTGTTGCTGCGCACCCTGGCCCCGCCTCTCATGACCGCCTCACCAGCGCGGCCTTGCCGCATTGGGGACAGAACACCTCGCTGAAGTCGTGCTCCGGCCGGTGCACCGTGTCGTCGATGTCGTCCTGGCTGATAAAGCCTTCGCCGCCGGCCCCGTTCGTGACTGCGGCCGTCGCCGTGACCGCCAGTGCGGCGACTTTGAAGTCGAGGCTCGGCAGGCTGAAGTCGAAGTTGATCGCGGCGATCTCGCTGGCCAGCGCCTCCTGATCCCAGGCGCTGAATTCCTGCACCTTGTTGTCGGCCAGCCGGTCGAGCCGGATCTGGTCCTGCGAGGCGTCGGTAAAGACGCAGGGCAGGGCGGTCATCCCCAGCCGCACCGCCGCCTTCCAGCGGGCGTGGCCTTTGACGATGACGTTCTGCCGGTCGAGCACCAGGGGCACGTTAAAACCCACCTTGGGGATCAGCTCGATCAGGCGCTCGACCGTCGCGTCGTGCTTCCTGGCGTTACGGTGGTAAGGCTTGATCTGACCAATCGCGACCAGCTCAAGTTGATTGACCACGGCGGTATCAGTCATCGCGGCTCCCTATACATGGATTTTCTTGCGCATTACTGTACTTTTTTCTACAGAACCTCTTGTTTTTACTGACAAAATCCCCATTTTATATAGTGTAGGACGATAGTCCTTACTCTCTCCACAGAGGAAGCTCCGATGACCCAGATCACCCTGACCCGCGTTGCCAAGAAGCGCTCGACCTACGCCGAGCGGTCTGGCCAGGGCAGCCGCGCCGCCGCCTCGATGAGCGCCGCGTTCAATGACGAAGGCCCGAAATACTTCGAGGACCGCGACGGCAACATGGTCCGCCAGTGGACCAAGGAGGAGAACGCCGGCTGGCGCAGCTTCTCGATCGCCCCCGCGCTGCGCTACAGCCGGGTGATCGAGGTGGCGGAGATGCTGCGCGAGGTCCCCCTCGCCACGATCAAGGCGGCGATCTGCCAGGGCTGGATCAAGAAGGCCGAAGCGGCCCCCTACTACTGGGTTACGACCAAGGGGGCGAAGGAGCTGGAGCTGCCGAAGAAGGACCGGATGGGCCGCACCCTGAAGTTCCTAGAAGTGCCCGCCGACTTCCGCGACCACCGCCCGAACCTGATGCCCGAGCTGGCCCCGCTGTTGCCGGTGGCGGCATGAGCAACGTCATCGACCTCGGCGACTGGCTGCGCCAGCGCCACTTCCCAACCCCTCCACAGGAGACTGCGATGAAAGACGAACTGACGATGTACCGCGTCCACTACATGAAGGCCGAGAGCTGGCCCCGCTTCATGCTCGGCATGGAGCTGCCGAGGCGGGCCACGCTGAGCGATACCCACACCTACCTGCGCGATGTCGAGGCCGTGAGCCTCCACGACGTGTTCCACGGGTCGCAGGGCGAAATCTGGTCGCCCAACGGCGAAGCCTGCGAGCTGATCCGCGCGAAGGGGCTGGTCCACACCAGCATGAGCGTCGGTGACGTGATCGAGAATACCCGCTCGGGCGAGTTCTGGGCGGTCGCGATGTCCGATTTCAAGCGGATGTCGTGAACACCGCGCCGGGCGGTTCCCGGCAAACTCCTCCACAGGAGAGAAGACGATGCGTACCCTCTTGATGACGACCGCCGTGGCATTGTGCCTCGGCGCAACAGCGGCTGACGCCAAGATGTCGACCGTCAGCACGTCCGGCTATTGGACGGCGCAGGCCGGCACCAACACCAACGGCTACCCGATGTGCATGGTCTCGACCTCGGGCCGGGCCAATGACGGCTCGACCCTCGGGTTCATGATCAAGTACGACACCAAGCACCCCGATTGGATGGCGTACCAGTTTTTCAAAACGAGCTGGAACCTGCCTGATCGCCAGCGGGTGCGGGTGGCGCTCAAGGTCGACAATGCCCCTGGCCGGGTGTTTACCGGCACCCAGTGGGCGCACGGCAATCTGGTGGACTTCGAGATCCAGATTGGGGCGCAAG